GTAATAATAAAGAGTTACATTTACAAGCTGCTGGTGCTGTTGAGATACTAACAAATGCGACAGAAAAAGCTATAATAGCAAGGCAAGATGGAGATCTTGAGCTCTATCATGCCGATTCTTTAAGAATAGAAACTACTGAATATGGAACCCTTTTTTACGGTGGACAGGCAGGTATAGGAACTATTGCTGGTCCCGCTACTTTTCATATAGATCCAGCATCTGTAGGAGATAACACAGGAACAGTTGTAATTAAAGGTAATCTTCAAGTAGACGGAACTCAGACTACTGTAAATTCGTCTACAATGGATGTGGCCGATAAAAATGTAGGAATAGCAAGTGGAGCAGCAAATGATGCTGCAGCAGACGGTGCAGGTATTACCGTTTATTCAGGTGACGGTAATAAAACTTGGAATTGGGTAGATGCCACAGATGCATGGACATCATCTGAACATATTCAGGTTGCTGCTGGTAGGCAATTGGGTTTTGCGGATGATACGAATACTTACGTCGATAGACCTGCTGTTGATAAAATAAGATTTACTACAGGTGGTTCGGAGAGATTAATAGTAACTAATGATGGTATAAATGTTACTGGTGTTTCTACATTCTCTTCTAATATAGATGCTAATGGAGATCTAGATGTAGATGGTAGAGCAGAATTAGATAATGTTAACATAGCAGAAACATTAAATGTTGTCGGTGTTTCTACATTTACAGGTGCTATTGATGCCAACGGTGATTTAGATGTAGATGGTCGGGCAGAGTTAGACAATGTTAATATTGCTGAGACATTAAATGTAGTTGGTGTATCAACATTCACTGGTGCTATAGATGCTAATGGAGATTTAGATGTTGATGGTCGTTCTGAGTTAGACAATGTAAACATAGCAGAAACATTAAATGTTGTCGGTGTTTCAACATTCACTGGAGCAATAGATGCTAATGGAGACTTAGATGTAGATGGGCGATCAGAACTAGACAATGTAAACATAGCAGAAACATTAAATGTCGTTGGTGTTTCTACATTTACAGGTAATATAGATGCTAATGGTAATTTAGATGTAGATGGAACTTCTGATCTAGATCAAGTCAATATTGCCCAAGGATTAAATGTAACTGCTGGTATAGCAACATTTGCTGGTGACATTGATGCTAATGCTGACATGGAGTTAGCAGGTAACTTAGCAGTTACTGGTGTTTCTACACTTACTAAGGAAGTAGGAATTGGTAGTGCTCTTACTGTCGCTGGTGTATCTACATTTTCTGGTGATATTAATGTACCTGATAATATATCGGTATTATTTGGTACTAATGATGATGGCAAAATTAAACATACTGGAGCTAATCTTCAAATACAGGAGACGACTGGTAATATACAAATAACAAACTATGCTAATGATCTTGATGTAGATATTAGTAGTGATGATGGTAGTGGTGGTACAACAAATTATTTTAAGGCAGATGGTTCAACAGGTGAAGCGATTCTTTATAATTATGGAACTGCGAGAATAAAAACTACTGGAACTGGTGTTACTATAACGGATACTTTAAGTGTTGCTGGTGTCTCTACCTTTACTGGTGCTTCTTCATTCAGTAGTGGTGCAACTTTTGATGGAGCTATAATTGGTTCTCCTGGTATAGATCTTCGATTGGGTGGTAATATTAACTCCAATTCTGGAATTACCACTCTTGGTGTTACAACAGCAACTAATTTAACATTACAACAATTAAATGTATCTGGTGTATCTACATTTTCTGGTGATGTAAAAGTTGATGCTCAGCTTACTATTGATAGTTTACGAGTTAAGGATGATGGTAGTGGTAATCCAATAGTACTCATCGCAACAGATGATCAAAATCCTTCTGCCTTACGTATCAAAAATGATACCTATCATTCTAATACTTCAACTGGACTTAGTGTTAACCAACAGAATACTGGAGCATTTCATATTTCTGGTAAAGGAAACAGTGAATTTGTTCCTATTAAAATAAGAAGTCAAGATGGTAGTTCAACTAAAGAATTATTGCAATGGGATGCTGCTGGTAATGCAACATTTGGTTATGACTTAAGTGTTGCAGGTGTTTCCACATTCACTGGAGCAATTGATGCCAACGGTGATTTAGATGTAGATGGTCGCTCAGAATTAGATAATGTCAATATTGCTGAGACATTAAATGTTGCTGGTATTACCACATTCAATGTTGATACTGGTTTCATTGGTGGTGGTGCTGGTATTACTTCTGCTTATTGGGATCAGTCTGCTGCTTCATTTAAATTCCTTGATAATGTAAAAGTACAATTTGGAGATTCGCAAGATCTTTCCATACGGCATAATGGTTCTAATTCATTTATAGAAGATTCGGGAACAGGTGCGTTATATATTGACACCAATCACTTGTATTTTAGAAAATATAATACAAATGATATTCTGGCTATGTTCCAGTCAGATGCTGAAGTTCAATTATTTCATTCTGGAACAAAACGTCTTGAAACCACTGGAACTGGTGTTGATATAACTGATAATTTGAATGTTGCTGGTGTATCAACATTCGTTGGTGAAACAAACATTGGTACTGGTGGAACAGTCTTTACTGCACTGGTTGGTGCTGCTGCATCTGTTGGTATTGGATCCGCAACTCCTGACTATATGTTGGATGTTGCTGGTGCAATAAATAGTGAAACAGACGTTAAAGTACAAGGTGTCAGTATTTCAGATACAGCTCTCAATGATGCCGTCGCAATGGCAATCGCTCTAGGTTAATTACAAATGGCAAATACTTTTAAATTAAAAACTAAAGCAAATGTGGGTACGGCAACATCAAATGTTTATGTTGTACCTAACAGTCCTTCGACAACAACAGTAGTTATCGGTATTACTGTTGCGAATACTACTGGAAGTGGTGTTAATGTTGGATTAGGTATAACCAGATCATCAACTGATGATATTAATTTGATGAAAAATGTTCCGATACCTCAAGGATCATCATTAGAATTCATGCAAGGAAATAAAGTAGTATTAGAAGCAACAGATACTATTACTGCGGTTAGTGATGTAAACAACAGTGTTGATATAGCGTTAACTATAATGGAAATTACCTAATATGGCACTTACAAAAGTTACTGGACCATTAGTTAGTGGAAGTACTAACAATTTAGGAGATTATACTGTTAATAATATTACTGGTGTTGCTGCAACATTTAGTGGCAATTTATCAGTTGGTGGTACGATAACTTATCAAGATGTTACAAGTATAGATTCGGTTGGTATAATTACAGCACAAGCAGGTATTCATTTAGGTATTGGGGCAACAGCAGGAAAAATAGATATTGCAACAGGTATATCTACATTTACTAAAGTTGGTATCGGAACCACTAATCCAATAGCAAAATTGGAAATAACTGGAAATGCTATTATTGGAAGTGCAGACAAAACAAATTTTTCCAATACACTTAACACAAGTGGTAATGGATTAGGTGTAACTGGATTCAGAGCTCTTAATATTGTTGATAATAATGCTGTAATAAAAGTATCAAGAACTCACGATACTTATGGGGGAGGGATAGATTTTCAGCATTGGAATCCTGATATATCTACAAGGTATGGTAGAGGAATTGTTGGGATTGAGTCTAGTAGTATGTATATGATGAATACTACTGAAGAAGGTTACATACACTTTAATACTAGACCAACTGGTGTTGCTCATACAGAAAGAGTTCGTATCACATCAGCAGGTAAAGTTGGTATCGGAACTACTAATCCAGTAAGAAATTTAACAATTCATGGTGGATCAAGTGAAGCAAAATTAAATTTCTCAAATGTTGGAACAGGAGCAACAGGAACGGTATTTGGTGCTAACAGTAATGGTAATACTATATTATGGATATATGAAAATAAACCATTTTATGTTGCAACTAATAATCAAGAAAGACTTCGCATCGATTCAGGTGGTAAAGTTGGTATCGGAACTAATAATCCAGATCACAATCTACACGTTTATCAAAATGCTGGTGATGCTGTAGTTACAATAGAATCCCAAGGTAATAATAATCATGCTGCACTTGAATTTTATCGCACATCATCTGCTGGAGATCATAAGGGTGCAGGATCAATTTATGTAACTGGTGATACTAGTACTAGTACAGCAACAATGAATTTTGGTGTTGCTTCTAATATTTCTCATGGTGCAAATCCAAGACTGAGTATTGTTGGTGATGGTAAAGTTGGAATCGGAACCACTACTCCAACAGAAAAATTAGATGTCCTTGGTAATTTAGTAGTTGCAGAGTCTATTGTAGTTAATAGACCTCGAATAGTTTTATCTGCTCCTAATGATGGTACAAATTATAGACATTTATTTGGTGCAAACTTACAAGTTAATAGTTCTGGAACTTTTACAACTCCAACTGCAAACATTAGTGGTGGTGGATGGGAATATTTTTCTGCAAATAGTCTTAATGCACATGGAGATATAAGATACCTATCTGCACCTGATACAAATGCAACATCATCAACACCAGTAGAAAGATTTCGTATCGATAATGATGGTAACGTTGGTATCGGAACTGATGATCCAAGTGCTCTCTTGCACGTAGAAAAAGATGGAACCTCTCAGGTTCTAGCAAAGTTTGAGTCCAATATGGGTACAAACAATAGTAGAGCACTTTCTCTAACTTCTCCAACATCAGACAGTGCATCTTTACCTTTTACATTCTCTACTGGTAATTCGATTGAATTTAAATGTGATGATCATATTGGATTGCATATTGCATTTGATGGTAAAGTCGGTATTAATACTGATACTGGTATAAAGGCACCACTTCATGTTGCCCATGCTGACGGTGGTTTTGGTGCTACACCATATAATAAGGCTGCGATTTTTGGTTCTCAAGGTTGGGTAGATGATACTAGATATCACTATAATGATGCAACTATTTTTATCTCAGGTAGAAATAATGCTGGTATTGATACTGGTGCTGGAATAGAATTTACCACTCGTACTGTGGCTGATAATAATTGGAGACATGGAGCAATTACTTTTGGTCAAGATGGTATTTTTAGAGTTCTTAATGGTGGTGCTGGAACAACAGAAGGAACAGAAAAAGTTAGCATCTTAACAAATGGTAATGTTGGAATCGGAAGTACTACTCCAACATTAGGATTAGATATAAACAGAGGTGCTAATTCTGGTGTCTTTTTGGGTAATCCTATACATGGATATAAGGTAAGAGCGAATGTAACTAGTTCTAATGATTATGGATTGTTGATTGAGGATGAAGATGGTGTTGATCTTTATAGAGCAGTAGCTTCTACTGGTAGTTCTAACGAAAATACTCATACATTTTTTACAGCAGGTGAAGAAAGATTTCGCATCTTAGCAAATGCTGATATAACATTTACAGGGGTAGATACTAGTTTTGCGACAATAAAGTACGCAGCTAATTTCGCAAAATTAGATTTAAGAGGAACAAATATTGCAAACTCATATCATTATATCTTAAGTTATGGTGAAGGTCATGCTGAAGCTGATCACTTCCATATGGTGAATAAAACAACAAATGGTAGTTTAGTATTCCGCACTGGTTCCTCAACAGATACAAGACTTACCATCAAATCAGATGGAGAAACTAATATTGGAACTGGTGTTGTAAATATTGCAAAGTTCTGTCAGTCTGGTAATCATCATCAAATTGTAGGACAAGCAGCAGATGATGTTGCTGCATTGGATGTTTATTCTCAACATGGTAATGATGGTGATAGAATATCTTTTGCTGTTTCTGACAATAGAACTGGTAGTAAGAGTAATTCTTTTGTTGTAAGAGGTAATGGTCAAGTTGGTATTGGAACCGAGAAATTTTATGATAGTTCTACAAAGTTAGAAGTAAAAGGAAGAATTAATACAGTTGGTAGTGCATCCACAGGATCTATAAACCCAGGTAATGGTACTGTTGTTAATGTAGGTTCATTAACAAATCATGATGTACAGTTGATGACTGGTAATTCTACCAGAGTAACAATTGTACAAGGAGGTACGTCTGGGGAAGCAATGCGTATCTCAGGTGTTGGTGTAACTGTACAAAGTTCCTTAACTCCTAATTTTGAAGTACAGACTACAGCTTCTTCAGGTCAGGATTGTAAGATAACACTAAAAGGTGCAAGAACTTCTTCTAGTACCAGTAGTATTGCTATGATACGATTCGTTAATGATACATCTTCCTCATATACGATGGGTGAAATTGTTGGTATGGATCCAGCTGGATCACATGCTAGTCAAATAGGTGATATAGTCTTTAGAACAACTCATAATGATACCACAACTGAAGTTGCTAGATTTACAGGTGGTGCAACTGCTGCTGGTAGAAATTTAAAATTTGCGGATGGATCTGGTATTGATTTCTCTGCAACTAGTAATTCACCAGGTGCTAACTCTGATACGTCAAATGAAGTTCTGGATGATTATGAACGAGGAACTTTTGATTTCAAATTAGAGGATGCAAATAGTGGTAGTGATACTCTTAAGATGCATTATGTTAAAGTCGGAAGCATAGTACATTGTTATGGTCCATTTAGAGGTAGTGAAGGATCAACTGCATCTGTATTTTGGCAATTATCAGGTACAACAGATTCAAATATAACTACTACTTGTGAATTACCATTCATTCCTGTAGATTCTGGTGCATGTGAATCACCAATTTATAGAAATATAGAAACAAGAGAAAGTACACCGAACAATCCTGCAGATGGTGATACTATGCCAGTTTTGGGTTGGGCAGCAGGAGATTCAACATGTAGATTAACTGATACCAGAACTGAAAAATCATATAATGCTTATACTGGTGGTGATACAATGCGAAAAGCTGATACTAGGACTAACGTTGTTCTACATTTTAATTTTTGCTACGTTACAAATTCCTAATAAATAATAATGCCTAAACCTGTTTAGTTCGGAGGACTTTCCTAATGGCTCTTACTGAATCAATTGAATATGATAAGATTGAAGTTGTTGGACTTTATAAACATATTCAAGTTAGAAAAGCTACAGTTATAAAAAAAGACGGAAATGAAATAACTCGTACATTTGATCGTTATGTTTTAAAATGTGGATCTCTAGATGGTGATAATGAATTAGTAGAAACTGATATTTCTGGTCAACCAGATGAAGTAAAAGTAATATGTAATGCAGCATGGACAAATGCAGTCAAAGAATCTTGGAAAAACTATATGATTGCCCATGATAATGGAACTTAATTGTTATGAAATGTACTCATAAATAGGTAAAAAGTATAATGGCATTAGATAAATTAACTAAAATTGATTCTCAAACTGGTATAAGAACCACAGCTGATTATACTGTATCAGATTTAACAGTGGATACTGTAACTGTTAAATCTGGTGGAATCAAGATGCCAGTTGGAATGAGTACATTCCAAAATGTTACTGTTACTGGAGCATTAACAGTAGAAGGAACGACAACAACATTAGATACTAATTTGATAGGTGTAGATAGAGTTGAAGTAGGAGCAAATAGTGATAGTGTTGTTGGTGTAGCAGTCACACAAAGTGGATCAGCAGATATTGTAAAGTTAGTTGGATCAGGAAGTACAGTTGTTACTGTTACTACTGGTGGAAATGTTCTTGTGGGAACAACAAATGAAGGTACTGCTGCCCAGTTGTTGTCACTTTATAGAACAGGTTCATCTTCATTAGAATTGAGAACTAATACAACTGGAAATAGTATTGTTCATTTTACTGATGGAGATCCACCATCAGGTAATGCAGCATATAGAGGATTTATCGAATATAATCATAGAAATGATTTTATGAAGTTTGGTACTTCTGCGTCGGGAAGAGTTTGGATTAATAGTGCGGGAGTTGGTATCGGAACGACCAACCCACAAGTAAGATTGCATATATTAGCTGCTAATCCAGTTATAAGATTAACAGATTCAGATCAAGCAGCAGATAATAAGAGTTGGAATATTGCTGCTGGATTCTCTAATCTTTTAAGATTCCAAGCAATAAATGATTCTGGATCTGGTGGTGGAAATTTATTTGAATTTTATAGAACTGGAACGGCAATAAATCAATTCCGTGGACTTAAATCAGCTGTTCCTTGGTTTGTAATTGATAATGACACCAGAAGAGTTGGTATCGGAACTAGTGTTCCAGACACACCTGTACACATATATGCAAACGACGCAACATTAATTACTGCTGAGAGATCAACAAATGCTAATGCTGCCATAAGATATAAAAATACAGTTTCAAGTATGTTTGCTGGATTGACATCAAATGCGAATGGATGGGCAGTTGACGATGATGAAGATCTAGGAACAGCTCCAATGTTCTTTGTTGATCGATCAACAGGTAAAGTTGGTATCGGACTCACTAATCCAACTTATAATTTGCATATAAAGAATGGTGCAGGTGATGCAAATTCTCGTGTTGAAGCTATTGCTGGTGATTCGTTACTTAATTTATCAAATACTGGAAATGCAAATTGGAGTGGAATAAACTTTGTAAGAGAAAGAAGCACTGGAACTGGTGTAGTTGGTGGATCAATTTTTATGCCATCAGTTACTGCAAATAATAGTGCATTACTGTATTTGCAAACTCAAACTGCTTCTGCTCAATCAGGTGTTGATGGTGCATTAACTGATAATAATGGTGTTAGATTAAAGTTAGCATCACAACCTGGTGGTGTTGCTGCAGATACTGCATTTACTGTTGAAGTAGGTGCTTCAGAAAGACTTCGCATCGACTCAAGTGGTTTCGTTGGTATCGGAACTGACAATCCACAAAAGACTTTAAATGTTTTTGCTGGTGTAGGAACAACTGAGTTAATTCGTCTTTCTCAAAATGTTGATGCTAGTGTTCAACAAAATTTTGGAATAGGTTGGTGCTCAAATAATGACCATGACTGGCCTGGAGCACAAATAACTTCTGAGGAATATGATGTCTCAGATCCAAGGAGATCTTTACTTTTTTATACTAGAGGAACAAATGATGATATTGCTCCTACTGAAAGAATGCGTATCAATGCAGATGGCCAGGTTGCGATTGGAACTAATACTACAACTAATATTTTCCGTATATTTTACACTGATTCAACGGTATGGCCTTTTGGTTCTGTGGTAAGTGGAGCACCTTCATATACTCCATACTCTAATGAGGTAGTTCTTCAGAATCATGTAAGAGACACAGAGGGTTCATTTGCTAGTATCTTTTTCCGTGCAGGATCAGATGCTAGTGGAGGTAAAATTGGAGCAGCAAGAATTGCTGCTGTAGAGACAGGAGATTATAAAGCAGATCTTGTATTTGGAACAAGAAATACTACATTCGCTGAAAGACTTCGCATCCAATATGATGGTAAAGTTGGTATCGGAACTAATGTACCAGGTGCAAAACTTCATGTGCATACTGCTCCTGGTTATGGATCCATAGCAAAATTTGGTAGTACTGACAGTACATCTGGAGAACAATATGAAGCTCTAGAAATAAACAATGGTACAGCAACATATCCTGCATTAATAAATCAGGCATCTGGTGATACTTTAGATTTAAGATCTTTGGGTTCGATTCAGGCAACGATAGATGCTAATGCTAATGATAATAATACTAAGTATTTCCGTGTATCTGCTAATGGTATCGGTAATACTGCAACTGAATTATTCAGAGTTCATGAATCTGGTGATGTTGGTATCGGAACGACTGGTAGTGTTAATAGATTGCATGTGTATTCGGATGTAGCTTCTCTTGCAAAATTTGAAAGAACTGGTGGAGCATGGGCAAAGGTAGATATTAAAGCAGGTAATAATACTGGTAATTCATATCTTACATTTAGTGATACTGATGCATCTGAAGTTGGTGCTATTAATTATGAACATAATGATGATAGTTTGAGATTGATGACATATAATGGAAGTAGTAAGACTGATAAACTTATTATTACAGGGGTTGGAACTGTTTATATGCCAATTGAAGGTGCTAAATTTGGAGTATCACAAGATCCAGATTTAACCACAATGGGTGCGACATCTGGAACTTGGCAACTTCCTGAAGTTGATGGGCAAACAATAGGTGCTGAGATGAGAATTGGAGATATTAACTCCAGTACCACAGCATTAATTAGACTAGCAAGTTATGGATCTGGTGATGGTGGAGTAGGTGGTGGAGCAATTATGTTCACCAATACAAGATGTGGATCTGCCAGTCATCATAGTGATCTTGCAGCAATTAAAGGAGCAAGAGAATCTCTTGGAAAAGGATATTTAAGATTCTTTACTGCATCTAGTGCTGCAAATACTGAGAAGATGCGTATCGACTCAGTTGGCCGTGTATTAATTGGTGTAACTGAGGCAATGACTACTGGATCTGATGATCATAGAGATACTCTTCAGGTAGTTGATACAGCAGGTGGTCAACTTCTACTAGGACGTAATGATACAGAAACATCAGTATCAAATAGGTTAGGTGAAATTGCAGCACTAGGTAATGATTCTGGTGGAGCTGGATATAAGGTAGGTGCATCTATAAGATTTGAAGTTTCTGCTACTCATGGTAGTGGTGGTGATTATCCAACAGCAATATTATTTAAAACTTGTAATGATGGTAGCGACACCTTAGAAGAGAGAGTACGTGTTAATCATGATGGTAATTTGGTATTCACATCATCTCAAATCCAAAAAATTAATAATACTGGTTCTCTGGTTGTTGCTGGTGGTGATAATTCAAATGTTGGTGGTAATATTACATTGTATAGTGCTAATCATAGCACTGCTGATTTACAAAATGTAATTAGATTTAGGAATAGTGCAACTGAAGTAATGCGTATTGATGGTAGTGGTAGACTACTTCTGGGTAGTAGTAGTGAAACTGATCGTTCTATTAGTAATGACGCAAATGCACTTCTACAATTAAGTTCTGGAACAACACCTAAAATGATTCTTGTTAGAGATGATACTAGTATTGTTTCTGGTAATCATCTTGGATTAATTGATTTCCATAGTATAGATGCAGGTCCAGTTAGGTGTGCAAGAATTGGAGCACTTGCTGTATCAACTCATCAGTCAACTGATCATGCTACTGCTTTAGTATTCGAGACTTGTGCTGATAATAGTTCAACTACTTATGAAGCGTTGCGTATTTGTCATGATGGTGATATTGCGATTAACAAAAATGATATGAATACATCAAATGCTGCTATTCTTGAAATAAGTTCGCATGATGTTCAAAACAAATTTAATAATGATAATCAATCACAATATGCTCTATTAATCGATAGTCATCATTCTGGTACTGAAGCAATGACTTCAAATAGAACGAAAGCAGGTATAAGAGTGGATATGGAGTACAGTGGTACTGGTGCAAAGGATAATGCTTCTGGTAGTAGACAGTCATTGTATGGAATACATTCTACAGTAAATACAACAAAAGATACATATACAAATTATTCTGGATACTTCTTTGCAGAATGTAATGCAGATGATCAAGAGGAATCCACTACCATTATCGGTGTATATGGATATGGAAGAACTTATAGTAGTGGAGGATCAAATAGAACCTCCACAATATATGGTGGATATTTCTTAGGATATAGAGGTGGAGATTGTAACGCTGGACATTGTTATGGTTTATATGCACGATCACATCAGACCACTAATGGATCTGGTAAGACTGGTGATATGACTGGTGTGTATGCAGAATGTGAATTTGATGAGGAAGATATTACAAATGCATATGCCTTCAGGGGGCATATGGACAGGGATGCTGGTACTATCTCAAATGGTTATCTCTTTTATGGTTCTTATGCTGGAGATGCTCATTTTACCAACAGATGGGGAATTTACATAGGAGATTCTGCGAAGAACCATCTTGCTGGTAATTTAACAATTACTGGAGATTTAAATGCTGGTGCAGGAACAAAAGATTTTAGAATAGACCATCCATTACCAGCATTGAAAGATACAAAAGATTTAGTTCATGCTGCGATTGAAGGCCCACAAGTAGACTTAATTTATCGTGGTAAGACTACTCTTGTTGCTGGTATATCTACAGTTAATATTGATACAAAAGTAGGAATGACAGAAGGAACATTTGTTTTATTAAATCGTGATGTTCAGTGTTTTACAACAAATGAAACAGGTTGGACAAATATAAAAGGATCAGTGACTGGTAATAAACTTACAATTATTGCACAAGATAATACTTGTACAGATACTATTTCTTGGATGGTAATTGGGGAACGTCAAGATGATGGATTGAAACAAATGGATAGCACTGATGCTGATGGTAAACTCATTCTTGAACCTGATAGGAGAACTGATCTTAACGATAAATATCAGGCAGAGTCTGAGAAAAATATTTACAATATAGATCCTAATCATAATCCTGGTGAAGAATAGGATAACAATGATAAATAACTAAAAAATAAGAGTGTCATGCCTTATATTGGTCAATTACCTGCAACTGGTGAGAATAATGCGTTTAGGATATTAGATGATATTTCTTCTTATGTTCTAACATTTGATGGATCGGATGCGAGTGTTGTAAGTACATCGAATGATACAATTACAATAACTGGTGCAGAAAATAGATTTCTTACAGGACAAAGAGTAACATATAGTAAAGGCTCTGGTGGAACGGTAATAACTGGGTTAACAGATGATACAGCATATTATGTAATTAGAGATAGTAATACAACAATAAAACTTGCTACTAGTTCATCAAATGCAACTAATGGTGTAGCAGTTGATCTAACAGGTGTTGGAGGAGGAACAGCACATAAAATAACTCTAGCATTTGATGGAACAAATACAAAATTTAGAACAACATATGATAGTGGAAAGCAAGATCCAAAGGTAACTAGAGCTGCTCAATTAGTATTATCAATAAATGGTATTATTCAACAACCAATTGATAGTACATCACCTTCTTCTGGTTTTGGAATTGATGGTGGTGATATTGTATTTTCAACTGCACCTGATGCCAATGATGATTTTTGGGGTCATGTATTAGCAAGTAATACAGTAACATTTGATATTTCTGATAATGATATTGATAATTTTACTGGTGATGGATCAACAGTAAACTTTACTCTTTCAAAAACTCCATCAGATAATAGAAATGTTTTAGTTACATTAGATGGTGTAGTTCAGTATCCATCAGATAATAGTACAACAAGAGCATATCAAGTTTCAGAGAATGAATTACAGTTTGTAAGTGCTCCTGCATTAAATGTTTCGATACAAGTAAGACATATTGGTTTTGCTGGTGCATCAAGTGGTTCTAGTGCATCTGGTGGAGTAACAGGATTTTATGGTAGAACAGGTAATGTAGTATTAAAGAACACAGATAATCCAGTTATTGGTAATTTAACAGCAGTAGATGGAACATTTAGTGGTAATGTCTCGATTGCAAAGACATTAACATACATGGATGTTGCACATATTGATGCTGTTGGTGTGGTTACAGCACAATCTGGTATTCAATGTCTTGATGATTTGAATGTTGGTTTAGGTACATTTTTTGTTGATAAGAGCACAGGATTTGTAGGTATTGGAACTATTGTTCCAGGAAGGAAACTTCATGTAGTGTCCGATGAACAGGTAGTAGGACTTCTTACATCTACAAATGCTGCAAATAAAAGTTTTCTGAGGATGTCGGATCCTACTACAACTTCTCAAGGAACTGCCCCCTCTATTGGAAGTAAGGGTGATTTTTTAGAGTTAAGAACTGGTAGTGCTACTAGATTAACTATCGACTCAAGTGGTAATATTGGTATTGGAAGCACTGCTCCTGCTCAAGTATTACATTTAGAAAGAAATGGTGCATTTCAAATTCTTTTAAAAAGAGGTGGTGGTGCTCCTAGTGAGGTGGCATTTAAAAACTCAGGTAATTATGCAGTAATCTCAAATAATACAAACGGAATAGATTTACAAACAGGTACGACTCCATCATCTTCGATGCATATCGATCAAGATGGTCATGTTGGTATCACAACCGAAGAACCACAGAGAAATTTACATATACATCAAAATACAGCAGCTAGTGCTTATTTGCATATGACTAATAGCACTACAGGTGCTACAACCACTGATGGTTTTAGTTTGTATATTGCAACTAGTGGAATTGCATATTATCGGGCAAGAGAAACTACAGGACAACATGTATTTTATACAGGAACTACAGAAAAATTTCGCATAGATGAAGATGGTAAAGTTGGTATCTTAAGCACCAGTCCAGGAAAAACATTAGATATTATAGGTAGTTTACAAGTAAAAGATACTGGTAACAAGATAGGACTTCTTGTTGATCCTTCTACTGGTGATTTTCAGGTAAATCAATCTGTTGCAAGTTGGAATAATCCTGGTGTAGATCCAGTTGGTCTTTTGAAATGGGGTTGGACTGGTGCAACTGGAAATTATATGTATATGGGTTCTGGTGGTAATGATACTGTTGCCAGTCAGATGGCATTATTAATTTCGGGAGAGGATGGGTTTAAGGTTGGAAGATCTGCATGGGATGGAACTAATGGTGATATTTCAGCAACTAATGAATTTTTCACAGTTAGTAAAACAGGTAGCGTTGGTATCGGAACTTCTGTTCCAGCTGGAAGATTGGAAGTAATTGATACGAGTGCTCTTGGTATTATTTCACGATCTGCAACCACACAAGCAACTGATACTAACAGAGCACTTAAGGTAAGAAATAATAGCACAACAGATACATTTAGTGTAAGTTACAAAGGAGAAGGTTACTTTGCAGGTAGAGTTGGTATCGGAACTGATGATCCTTCTACAGATATTCATATATGGGATGATGCACCTAATATTAGATTAACAGATACAAATCCATATGCAGTAAATCGGTATGGACAAATCGCACAGTCTGGAGGTGTATTACAATTAAGTGCAAGAGGTGATGGTTCTGAACATGGTAGTGTATACATGTATGCTGTCAATAATAGTGAGACATTGAATATGTATCGGGGAGCCGACAACTATCATTCGTGGTACACCGCAAATGATAGTAATAGTGTAAAGATGCGTCTCACTAATGCTGGTGGTCTTGGTATTGGAACTATTACTCCAGATCATCTTCTACATGTTCATAAGGGTGGTGGTGATGCTGTAGTCACAATCGAATCTACAGGTAATGGTAATCATGCTGCACTTGATTTTAAACGTACATCATCTGGTGGAGATAGTAAGGGTGCAGCATCAATTTTTGTAACTGGTGATACAGGTGGAAGTGAAGCAAAACTGGAATTTGGTGTTGGTCATAATATTAATCATGGCACTGATACAAGAATGGTTATTATGGGTAATGGTGAAGTTGGTATCGGAACTGATAACCCATCTCAACTACTTTCTCTTTCTAGCACTTCTCCAAGAATTCTATTAACACATGCAACATCACCTGCATCAAATTGTTTTATAGATTATGCAGCAGCTGGAGTACTTGAATTATCTGTTGATGATAATAATGTAAGTGCGAACAGTAAACTTCAAATTAGAATGGATGGTGGTGCAGCTGCTAAACTTATGATTAATTCTTCTGGTCAAGTTGGAATTAATCAAAATGATTGGGATGATAAAAATCATATGTTTGAGGTAGTCAATGATACTCATAATGTAGAAATTGCAAGATTTACTTCAGGTGCTGGTGGTGCTGGATCAGTAGTAGGTGAGGGATCTATTGGACTTTCTGTATTTGGTTCAACTGTCTATCCCCATGTATCAATTGGTGTAGAGGAAGCTTCAAATGCAAGTTATGCAGGTCATTTGACATTTGCAACTAGAAGTGTTGGTAGTGATTCGAAACCAGTTGAAAAAATGCGTATCAAATCGAGTGGTGAGGTCGGTATCGGAACCACTACTCCATCTGGTACTTTGCATTTAAGTGGTACTGGACCAGTATTGACCTGCACAGCAGATAATGGTTCTTCTGGACTTAGAGTTAATACTGTAAATCAAACTACAGGTCAAGTATTTAGAGTCCAGCAGGATGGTACTACTAAATTTGAAGTTGCTTGGAATGGACATACAACAATTACTAATGGTTTCTCATTTGGACCTCATCATGGGCATACAAATGATGAAAATATGAAAATGCATATGTATAGTAATAATACTATTAATGATGCTGTTAATTTTTCAGTTGCGATTCAATTTGGTAATGCAAATAATGGACCTTTTATGATTGAATTATACCAAGCTCATAGTCATTACACAGGTAATGCTTCATATTGTAAGATACTTGGTTCATATGGTGCTCATGATGCTAGTGGTGGTTGCTCTTTTCTTGTATTAGAGAAACAAGGATATATCGACACAGGTTCGGTATTCGCAGTTACTGATAATAGCACTTCTACTCAAAGAACTAATAATACTGATTATACGATTACTATTACAGGTAAATCTGCTTCTTCTAATACTGGCACTAGTCTTAAAGTTAAGACTTACGTTATTGTTTATAGTAGAACTGGTCCAGCATCAGTTGTATTTGCTGAAGTTTAATTTATTATACCTAAATAACTAAAAAGTAATATAGATGGCATTCACCAAAGTCCGTGGTCGGGGAGTCACTACAACAGATAATTATACAGTTGGAGTTATAACTGCGACCAAGTTCGTTGGCCCAATTACTGGTGGTGGAGGAGGAATTAATGTTGGTGTTTTAACAGCAACAGAATTAGATCTTAATGGTAATGGAAATATTAGTGGCAATCTTGTAGTTGATGGTAATCTTACAGCAAACGGAGACTTCACTACATTAAACACAACTTTAAGAGAAGTAGAATTATTAAAAGTAAATGCAAATAGTTCAACAACAGCAGGTATAATAACACAAACAGGTGCAGGAGACATATTAAACTTATTTGATGGATCTACAGAAGTGATGACTGTAGTTGATGGAGGTAAAGTCGGTATCGGAACTGATAATCCATCCGAAAAATTATCTATAGAAAATGGTAATATTTTTATTAGAGATGCCTCTGATAATGAGTCATATATTTATTTTACACATAGTCCAATAGCAAATAGAAGATCTTATATCGGTGCGGTAGAGGGAACTGGAAATTCAAATTCATTAGTTTTTGCTACTAATGCTGATGGTGCTGATGGTGTAGAAAAACTTCGCATCACATCTGCTGGTTCAGTTGGTATCGCAACTGTTACTCCTCAAGGTAATGTTAATATTCATGGAAGTGCTAATGATGATGTAAAATTATATTTGACAACTCCTATTAAAACTAAAACTCGTATTGGTTATTTGGGATTATCTAATCGTTTTGGAATGGATGTTGAAAATGGATTCCAAATAAGAGATGCTGCTGCTTCTTATGCGACAAGAATTCTTATCTCATCAACTGGTGCTCTTTGTTTTAGTGATACTGCTGATGATAGTGCTGATGGATACGGAACTTCAGGGCAAGTATTAACCAGTAATGGTAATGCTCCTCCTACATGGCAAGCTGCTGGTGGAGGTGGTGGTAGTGGATCTGGTATCTCAACGATTAGTGGTGTTGTAAATATCGCTGATGATTTAGATGTAGATGGACATACAGAATTAGATAATGCTAATATCACTGGTGTAACAACTTTTGCATCAAATCTTACAATATCAGGAGATGGATCAAACAACAGTCTGATTACAGAGTCTGGTGCTGGTAATCTATTCATCAAGGCAGATGATGCGATATTTAACAACGCTGCTGGAGATACATTTCTTGGAAAGTTTAATTCTGATGGTTTGACTATTCCTGGAAATATAGTTCATTCTAGTGATACTAACACTACGATTGGTTTTCCAGGAAATGATGCATTTACAGTCACGACTGCTGGTTATGCGAGAATGGAATTTTCTGGAGATTATATTTACCTGAATGGACAACAAACTGGTAATAATCGTGGATTATTATATAATTATGCTGCAGGACTGGGTTTTTATGGAAGTGTAAGTTCTAATGCTAGTGATCAAAGAGAGATAACATTTTATACAAATGGTAACACACAAAAAGTAAATATTAATTCTTTTGGAGTCAATATGGTGGGTATTACTACCGTAACTGATACTCTTAAAGTAGGAACTGCTATTACAGCACATGCTGGTATTATTACTACCAATAGTGTTTATGGTAAACTTAATAATTTAACTTATCCAACTGCTAATGGTACTGATGGTCAAGTATTAACTAGTGATGGGGCTGGTGTTGTACAATGGGAAGATGCTCCTGGAGCAGGTGGTGGAATTTCAGGTATAACCATTGAGAATGATGGTAGTGCATTATCAACTCTTGCTACAACTTTAAATTTTACTGGAGCTGGTGTTGTAGCAAGTGGAACAGGAGCAGAAAAAACAATTACAATTTCTGGTGGTGGTGGTGGAGGAGGAGCTTCTGGTTTATGGGCATCAAATGCAACTGGTATTAATACATCAACAAATGTTGGTATAGCAACCACTACTGCTTCTGCCATGCTTGAAATTGGTAGTTCTGGTATTGCGACTGCCACTACTATGATTAATGCAAAGGCATGGGATGGTCAAACATTTAACGTTGATGGTAATATTACATCAGGTTCTATTTTTGCTGTTAATGATATAAGTGGTCTTCCTGTAGTAGATTATAATGCTACTCATGGTCTGTTATCATTAGCACCGTTTGGTGGTAATGTTTCTATTGGTTATACTAATTCAGGTACTAAACTTGGTCTTAAAGGTAGTACATCTGAAAGAGTTTATATAGTAGCTGATGAACTATCTGATCAGCCATCAGATACAATTAATATTGATAATGGAAACGTACAATACTTTACCACTGCTGAAGATGGTGGTACTTTAACTGCTAATATTACATCAAATAATACACTTAATGCTGATTTGGCAATTGGAGATTCTGTCACCGTTGTTGTTATTATAAAACCAGATAGTACTTCTGATAATATTACTAATATTACGATAGATGGTAGTGCAGCTACAGAAGAATGGTTAGGGGGAACTGCTCCAAGTGGTGGTGCGAATGGTACTTATGATGTGTACACATTCTTCATACTTAAAACTGCCGATGCAACATTCCTTCCTCTTTGTAATAAAGTTAATTTTGCATAAGATATTATGTCTCCTTTTTCACAAGTACCTTCATTAGGGGGTGGACCTATATCTAATTTAACTAGTCCTGCACCATCATCAGACGCTGATCCTGGTCAGGTTGTATTTACTTCTACACAAAACTGGACTGTTCCTGATGGTGTCACAGCAATATCTATGGTTTGTGTTGGTGGTGGGGGAGGAGGTAGTTGGTGTCAGGGATATAGTGAACAATCTGGTGCTGGTGGAGGTGGAGGAGGTCTTGCATGGCGAAATAATGTTGCAGTAGCTGCTGGTCAGATTATGGAAGTAACAGTTGGTAGTGGTGGTGAAGCTGGATCTTCATCCCCTGCTGATGGTGAAGATGGTGGATATAGTCGTGTTACAAATGAAACTACTAGTACTATTCTTTGTCAGGCAAATGGTGGAGAAGGTGGTGAGCACAGCTATGAAGAAGAATCTGGAGCAGGTGGTACTGGTGGTTCTGGTGGGGTACTATTAGGTTATGGTGGTGGTGGTAAGGGTGGTAATGGTGGGCAGACATATAATAATAATGGCGGCGGTGGCGGCGGCGGTGCTGGTGGATATGAAGGTAATGGTGGTGGTGGTGGTGTAGCAAATAATGGTTATGGAGGAGGTGGAGCTGGTGGTGCTGGTGGAGGCGGTGGTGGTAATGGAGAATATGGAGCACCAGAAACTTCTGGGGGAGGAGTTGGTCTTATTATAGAAGGTACTAGTGGTTCTGGTGGTGCACCTAATAGTGTAGGAGAAGGTGGAAGTGGTGGTCAAGATGGTATATATGAGACGAGGGGTGGAAATTATGGTGGAGGAGGTGGAAGTCGAGAAGATGATAGTCGAGGTAATGGTGCTGCTGGTGGCCAAGGCGGTGTTAGAATTATATGGGGTAGTGGTCGTTCTTATCCTAACGCTTCTTTAGATGCGTAGTATAATATAGTTGATGAATATTTTTTATTATGAGAAAAGAAATAAAATTAAATATACCTAAAGATAAATTAGATTTTATCTATCACGTTAAGAGTGCATTAAGTTTTGATGAATGTAATAATATAATTAAATTTTATGATGATAATGAAGAATATCATCGATATGGAACTCTGACGGGTGATACTACAAAAGAATATTCTAAATTAAAAAAATGTACTGAAATTATTATAAGTAAAAATCTTTTAATTGAAAGTGAATATTTTAAATCTTTTGATTCAACAATTATAAAAATTATTGATGAATATAAGATGAAATATAATTATCTTAATTATACAAGAAAATGGGGAATGAATGGGGTTTTTAAGATACAAAAATATTTACCTTCGGAGGGATATTTTGGTACACATTGTGAAAATGATGGTGTACCTGATGATTGTATGAGAATGTTGGCTTGGATGGTTTATCTCAATACTGTTACCGATGGTGGAGAAACAGAATTTCCATGCCAAGGGGTTAAGTTTCAACCACATTGCGGTGATGTTTTAATATGGCCTGCATATTGGACTCATCCTCATCATGGATTAACATCTCCATCACAAGAAAAGATTATTATGACTGGATGGTATAGTTATTATGATACTTGACACTTCATAATAAATACATTATAATAGTCTCATCTTCATCATCCTTGTAGATTCGGGAATGAAGTCACTTCTCTGTGGTGGGAGAAGTGTGTTGGTGAGAGAACAGGGAGGAAAAGTCCTCCCTTTTTCTTTTATAAATTATTATAGCAATGTTAATTAATAAATTAATCAAAATGAATTTTGCCGTTTATTCTAAGGATGGATGTCCATATTGTGATAAAGTGAAGCAAGTATTGGAGTTGACAGGAAGTAACTTTGTGGTATATAATTTAGGAGATCAATTTGATAGAAAATCATTTTATGGTGAGTTTGGAGAAGGATCTACTTTTCCCCAAGTTGTTGTAGATGGTAACAAACTAGGAGGATGTGTTGACACAATCAAATTCCTTAAAGAAAACCGAATCATCAAAGGATGATATAAATAAAACCAACACCAAGGTTAATCGTGGTGTTGAACTTATGCTTCGTGGAGGGAAGAATAAGAAAAAGAAAAAACCAATTCACATTACGTTAGAGAAAATTATTTCATTTTTTAATACAGAAATTGATATTTATTTTGAATTTTCTTTATCATTAAAAAAGAAAAAGTAGTCACAAGGAGGTAACAGATGACGATAGAAACTATATTGATCTTAGTGTTACCCATATCTTTTTTATTATTTTGTGCAGGGCTACTGGGTGGGTGGATGGCACGAGATTATATGATGAACTATCAGGAGTTTCCAAAACCTCACCCTGAGATGTTTGATGAAAATGGTAATTTAGTTACTGATGAGGTTATAGCATTTCGATTTGAAAACAATTATGGCATCGAAGACATCGACGACGAAGAAGAGTAAGAGTTTTTCAGTTAAATCTCTTCCAGAATTAGCAAAGAATCCTCTTATTTTTGAGATTTTAGATTTAGTATCACGACAAAGAGCTAAAACTAAAAAAATAGAGGCTCTTAGAAAGTATGATCATAAACCATTAAGAAATATTCTTATTTGGAATTTTGATACATCTATTGTTTCATTATTAC